AAAAGCTATATCTATATTTACAAATCACTACAAAGACATAACATTTAATTCAAACACTTATACAGCTAGTGGACATTTACTTTCTATTACAACAAAAGCAGAAAACTCAGAAGTAGATACTAGCCAATTTCAAGTAGAACTATCTGGAGTTGATAATGCTTTTATTTCTATAGTTTTAAATAATGTAGTCAGTAATGATAATGTAAATATAGATATAGCTTTTCTAAATAGTTCAGATGCAATCATAGATAGCTTTACCTATGATAAAGGTTTTTTGGATAGTTTTAATATAGATACCAATAAAGGAATACTTCTTTTAAATTGTTCCTCACATTTTGCAGACTTTTCAAGAGTGCAAGGTAGAAAGACAAACAATGGATCACAACAAAGATTTTTTACAGGAGATGTAGGTTTTGAATTTGCGGCTTTGACACTTGATGATTTAAAATGGGGTAGAGCATAATGGGTTTCTTTAATGACATATTTAAAGGAATTGAAAAAATATTTACAAAAGTTATTTCATGGTTCATACCAATTCCAGATGTTCCAGACTTATCAAACTTTAATCAAGAAGAACAAAAAGGAATACTTGTCAATAAACAATCAAATGACGCTAATATTCCTGTAGTATATGGAACAAGACTTTTAGGTGGTACAAGAGTTTTTTTAGAAACATCTGGAACTGATAATCAATATTTATATGGTGCAATAGTTTTATGTGAGGGAGAGGTTAATAATATTACAGAAGTAAGAGTTGATGATAGTGCAGTCACCTTTGCATCAAGTATTTCAAATGGCACAACTATTACATCTAATGACTCAAGGTTTGGAACAACAATACAAGTTCAACCCTTTTTTGGTGCTGACGATCAAGTAGCAAGTTCTTTGCTAACTACCTTATCTAATTGGGGATCAAATCATAGACTGCGTGGTGTTTGTTATTTAGCATTTAGAATTACTTGGGATAATGATAAATATTCTGGAATACCAAAAATACAAGCAAAGGTAGAGGGTAGAAAAATATCTACATTTGATGGTAGTGATAATGAAACAACAGGACAATTTTCAAGCAACCCTGCATTTATACTGATTGATTATTTAAGAAATACTACTTTTGGAAAAGGTGTAGCTTTATCTTCTATTGATATTCCATCATTCTTCACAGCTTCACAGGTCTGTGATGCAACTGTGACTTACTTCGGATCAACAACAGGAAAACTAATTGAGTGTAATGCAGTCTTAGATAGTAAAGCAAAAGTTATTGACAATGTAAGAAAACTTCTTACAGGAATGAGAGGACTTCTTAGCTATTCACAAGGTAAATATAAACTTGTAGTAGAAACAACAGGATCAAGTCAATTAACACTTTCAAAAGATAATACCATTGGTGGTATCAAAGTTTCATCAGAAAAGAAAAACAACAAATTTAATAGAATGTTGATTGATTACACATCACCAGATCATGGCTTTCAAAGTGATACAGTTGTTTATGACACAAATCATTCATCACTTTTGACTGAAGATAATAACCTATTACAAGAGGGAAGATTATCTTTACCTACAATTACAAATATTCATCAAGCAAAAGAAATGGGTAGAGTTGCATTACTAAGATCAAGAAACAGTTTATCAGTTTCTTTAAGAGCAAACTATCAAGCACTTAATTTAATTGTTGGAGATATTGTATCTGTCACCGAAGAAGTGACAGGAATGAGTACAAAGAAATTTAGAATTATGAATATGGCTATCAATAATGATTACACAGTAGATTTAGGTTTGGTAGAGTATCAAGATAGTTTTTACACCTTTGAGTCACAGTCAGCACCTGCAACAATACCAGATACTAATTTACCAAATCCATTTACAGTTCAAGCACCTGCATCAATTACATTATCAGATGAATTGATAGAATATTCAGAAGGTATTGTTATTACAAGATTGAACATAGTCATTGGTGCATCTACAGATAATTTTGTTCAATATTATGTTGTAGAAGCTAAAAAAAGCACAGAAACCAACTTTAAAATAATTGGTCAAGGCACAGAACTTAATTATGAAATGTTGAATGTTGTTGATGATATTACTTATGAAGTAAGAGCAAAAGCAATCAATACTCTTGGTATATCTTCATCTACAATTACAGCTAGTAGAAAAATTGTTGGTGCAACAGAGCCACCGAGTGATGTTCAAAACTTTTCTGTCAATATGCTTGGTAGTTCTCAAATGCAGTTGAATTGGGATGCAAACACAGATTTAGATATTTCATTCTATGAGATTAGATATCAAAATGTAACATCAAATGCACAATGGAATAAGTCAGTTAATTGGCTTCAAGTACCTAGAACATCTGGTACATCAATCACAACTAATACAAGAAGTGGTGCTTTTTGTATCAAAGCGGTAGATAAATTAGGTAATGAAAGCAATAATGAAACAATAATATATTCTAATATTGCACAGATAACTGAAAACTTTAAAGATATTCAAACGCTTACAGAAGATATTACAGCAGGAACATTTGATAGTGATGTAGCATTGACAGATAGTAGTGGCACTAATTCCATAGTTTTAGATACTAAAAATGATTTTGATGATTTGACAGGGAACTTTGATAGTGCATCTGGTGATTTTGATTTGGGTGGTGCAGATGATAATATTGATGATGAGGGCTTTTATACATTAGCACAAACACTTTCCTTATCAGCTATCTATGATGTTTCATTCATAAAAAGTATTACTATCGATCAAATAGAAGATCCATATGATTTATTTGATGATGGTAGAGGTGCGAGTTTGTTTGATGATGCACCTGCACCTTTTGATGGTAATGATCCTACTAATGCAACAGCACAATTACAAATAGCTACATCAACAACATCTTTAGATAATGCTACATCATTTCAACCAATGAACACATCTACAACTTTTAAAGGAAGATATTTCAAATTCAAACTAAGACTTGCTAATAAGAACAATAAAACTAGAGCATTTGTATCTGGTATCTCTATTGATGTAAAAATGCAAAAGAGAACAGAAACAGGAGAAGATCAAGCTAGTGGCACAAGTACCAAGACTATTACATTTTCTAATCCGTTCTTTGCAGTACCAAGTATTGGTATAGCCGCTCAGAATATGGCAACAGGAGATTTTTTTTCTATCAGTAATAAAGCTATAAGTGGTTTTGATATTGTATTTAAAAATTCAAGTGGTACTAATATAGACAGAACTTTTGACTTTGTTGCTATAGGTCATGGGTTGAAAAGTTCATCATAATGAGGTAAAGAATTAAATATGAGTCAAGTATCAGATGTTTCCATAGCTAATCAAGGTTTTTCAGCTTTTAGAACAGAATTAAATAATATTTTAGGTGCATTAAATTCTATGCATTCTGGAACATCAAGACCATCTTCAGCAACCACAGGCACTATGTGGCTTGATACAACTAATTCTGGATCTAATTCATTAGAGATTAAATTTTTTGATGGATCAGATGATATATCTGTTGCCACAATAGACACTTCAGCAAACACAATAAACTTCCTAGATAGTGTTGTTACAGGATTTGATATTGTAGGTGATACTTCACCACAATTAGGCGGTGATTTAGATACAAATAGTTTTAATATAAAAATAGATGATGCTCACTTTATTGCAGACGATGATGGAAATGAACAATTAATATTTCAAAAAACAGCTTCAGCAGTCAATGAATTAGAGATAACAAATGCCGCTACAGGTAATGCACCTTCTTTGGGTGCTAGTGGTGAAACAAATGTAGATTTAAAAATATTACCTAAAGGCACAGGTGAAGTTATTGTCGGTACAGGTTCAGCAGATGCAACACTTACAAGTAATGGTGCTCACAATTTAATCCTTGATACTAACTCTGGAACAAACTCATCAAATTTAACAATAACAGATGGTGCTAATGGTAATGTATCATTTACAGCTAATGGAACAGGTGCATTTGTTTTTAATGATGCCGCATATTTTCCAGAGGCAACACTTACAGACGCATCTACTATTGCATGGGATACACAAGCATCACCTGTAGCAAAAGTGACATTAACAGATAATAGAACTCTTGGTGCAGGAACAAATGCAGTTGCAGGTCAATTTGTTAGTTTATTAGTTATTCAAGATGGTACAGGATCAAGAACATTAAGTTTCAATGCAGTTTACGAGTTTACAGAAGATACAGCACCAACATTAACAACCACAGCAAGTAAAGGTGATTTATTTGTATTTAGATACAATGGTGCTAAATTTTTAGAAGTAGGAAGGAACTTGAATTTAACTTTATCATAATATGTTTGCACAAGTAATAGATGGATCAGTAGTTTCACATCCAAAGGGAAACAAAGGAATTATAATTGATGATGTTCAATATCCATCAACTATTTATACATTATGGACTGAAGCTGAAAGAAATGCGATTGGCATTTACACAGTAGAGATTGATAATACTAATCTTAAAGATGAAACATATTACATAAACACAAACCAAACTATTGCATATGATAGTAGTGCTGACAAAGTTACAGCTAGTTATGGAACTGCAACAGCTAAAAGACTTAATGATGAAAATGCAGTAGATGATGATGGTGATCCAATACTTGATGCAAATGGAGATCAAGTAGTTAATTATGGACTCAAAACAAATTATAAAAATCAATTCAATGCACAAGCAAAAGGCTTATTAGAAAAAACTGATTGGTATGTTATCAAAGCAACTGATGTAGAAAGTTATTCTGTACCTAGTAATATTTCAACTTATAGAGCCGCAGTAAGAACAAAAGTAAACTCTATGGAAACATCTATAGATGGATGTGCCAATGTAGAAGCACTAATAACACTACTAACATATACTACAAATGATGCAGGAGTATCATCAAGACCATTAGGTGAGTTTCCAGACGAGGTAGTATAGATGGTTGCTATACTTGGTGCTAATAGTGTATCTGGTGGTTATGAAGTAAGTAATTCTCTTAGATTTAATGATGGTGATAGTGCAAAATTATCTTTAGCTTTTGGAAGTGGCGGCAACACAAAAACATGGACTGTATCGTGTTGGTTTAAAAGAGGGGTACTTAGTAGTAGACAATCATTTTTAAATGTTGGTTCTAGTGGCTCTGAATATATGTCACTTTACATAGATAGTGATGATAAATTATATTGGGTGACAGAAAGTGGTGGTAATTTATACAGGATTGGTTCAACTGCTTTATTTCGTGATCCTAGTGCTTGGTATCACATAGTATTTCGACAAGATACAACAGACGGAACGGCTAACAATAGATTTAGGTATTACATAAATGGTGTTGAAGTGGATACAGGAGTCTTTAACGCACAACCAACTCAAAACTTTGATGGTAAAATAGGAGGTAATGATACTCATTATATAGGTTCTAATAGAGATGGCACTAGTGAGTTTATGGATGGGTACTTAACAGAATATCATTATCTTGATGGTATATCATACGCTCCTACATTTTTTGGAGAGTTTGATGATAATGGAGTTTGGATACCAAAAAGGTACACAGGAAGTCATGGAACAAAAGGTTTCTTTTTAGAATTTCAACAAACAGGAACAAGTGCAAACTCTAGTGGTATAGGTGCTGATACATCTGGTAATGATAATCATTTTGCACCAACTAATCTTGCGGCACAAGATGTAACAACAGACACTTGCACTAATAATTTTGCTACATTGAATTTTTTAGATGGTTCATATGATTCAAAATTATCTGAAGGTAATCTTGTTCTTGATACAAGTGCAGGTGGTAGTGATATTTTTGGCAGAGGAACTATCGGTTTTTCACAAGGTAAATGGTATTGGGAAGTAAAATCTATAATAAGTGGTGGTCATGGAAATAGAAAAATTGTTGGTGTTGTAGATACAGAAACTCCTGTCGCTCACCCAAGAACAGTTACATCAAATCCATATACAGGTGTCATAGTTGATTTATTTGATGGAGATGTTTTTAGAAATGCGTCTGGTGTATC